ACCAATACCTAGACCAACATCACCAACAGCACTGGAACCCAATGCTTCACCAGCAGTTGTTATAACTGAGCCAGTGTAAGTTCTGTCAATAGTATTATATCCAAGTTCTACATCGGATTGACCTGCATAGGTTTGACCTGCTCTAAATCTTAGAGCAAATGCTAATCCAACAGGTCCGGTTAATGGTTGAACACCTACGATTTCGTGAGCTACTAACTCAGGAAATGTACGTCTAACCATCGGCACAGCAATCTTGTAGAAGTCACCGGACGTAGAATACGGTCCAGCCCTATCGAGAGAACCTTGAGTATAACTTGTTTCCATTAAGTAGTTGTGTTCGTTCTCAAGCATTACGGCAGTAGATTTCATAACTTTAGGGTTAGTAATCTTCTTGCCCTCATTAAGAACCTCTTCCCACTTCTTAACTAATTCCTTTACATTCATACTTCGTTTCCCTCCTTTTAGTTTTCTACATTACAGTTTGAAGTCTTTACCATGATTTGGTTCTTAAGACTTCTAGATACTCCTTAAAAGGACTATCTTCTTTTTCATCTTCTGTGATTAACTCTTTTTCTTTGTCATCATCTTCTACTTCAGAATGACCTTCTTCCATGTCTTCTTTCTCATCGTCATCATCGTCATTCTTTTTCTTCTTCTTCTTTTTCTTCTTCTCGTCATCATCGTCATCATCATCATCATCATCACCTTCTTCTTCTTGGTCATTCAGTTTGATAGATTCAACGATAAGGTCGAATTTTTGGTCTATCTCATCAGTGTCAGATACGTCACCCAGAAGTTCATTGATTTTAATCTTTTGCGCTTCTGTGAGACCATCACTTTTCTTTCTGAGATACATTTGAGCTTCAAGTTCCTGCTTCTGCATTTCTAGGTCTAACTTATCAGATGTTAGTCCATCAATTTCTTCTCTGCTGCTAAGAATTTCTTCTTTAGCTTCTCTGAGTAGGTCTTTGATTTCTGCATCCAAGAGACCTTCATCAATGGAGAGTCTTAACTTGAATTGCTCAATTAAATCAGCATAGAGTTCACCTTTTCGTGCAAACTCCATTACTTTGTCAGGAATGACAAGTTCTTCTTCCAAGATGTTGTCAACAAAGTTGGAGAATTTGGAAGTAATGTCTTTCTTATAATCTTCGAACTTCTCTTCCATTTCCTCTATTAGTTGTTCTTTTGATTCCTCAAGCTTTTCTTGGGCAACTTCTTGCCCCCTAGCTTCTATTACTGTCTCTAGCCCTTGCTTGACTTCATCTTGCTTTCCTTCTTCTAACTTGTCAACACCTAACATTTCAAGAATTTTCTTTAAATCCATGTTGTATATCCCTCCTAAAATGATTTAGTTGACAAATTGATGCTCCTGTCCTGTCTCTTATATTTATAGTAATAGCAATAAAAAAGCCCATACCGTCAGATTGACAGTACAGGCTTATATATTCGGGACTACGCTAGTCTTTACTTATGATGGTTCGGTATCATAACTACCACATTTCGGGCATTTAGCTTCATAGGTTCTTGGACCTATCTTCTTTTTGAACTTCTTCTCACACTCATTACATCTCATGGATGTCTTTTCTTCATTTAACTTATACCATGTCTTGAAGTAATCTTGTCTTTTCAGCATGTCTTCTTGAACCTTATCAAGTTCTTCCTCATCCATATCTTCTGCTTTCTTATCGGGACAGAAACAGTGGCTTGGATATTCCCAAGTCTCTGCTTCAAATATACCGTTAACCCATGATGGATTATTTGATGGGTCTGTAACTAAATCCCAAGTTATTAATTTGAAGTCTTCGTTTACATATCCATCTTCGGCTACAGTTCCAAGACCTCTACTGGAAACACCAAGCTTACCTTCACTTGCAAGAGTTCTTGCAATATTTCCTAGGGGTGTATTAAGAACTTTGGCACGTCCAAATAGATTGTTACCTTTCCATTCTAGGCTTTCAGTTAAGATTGCAATCCTTTCAGGATTAATTTCTGGGGAAGGTGGATGTCCTAATTCTCCCCAACAGGATTTTCTATCAACCTTTTCTAGAATCTTATCTACTTCACGGTTTAGAAGGTCTCTCTTGTATTTTCTTTTGTTGTTATTCTCTATCTCTGCACTAGAGAAGATACCAACAACATACATGTCTTTACTTCTCGCCCCTTCTTGAACAGTAACATCCCTACTCATTTCAGTAATAAGTTTAAACTTTTTATTCATAGTCCTTTCTCCAATTTATTTGTCTTGTTTTTTCTTTATAGCTTTGGAGACTCTTGTTTTGACATCTTTCTTATCGTCATCGTCTTTTTCTTTATCTTTTTTAGATGAAGCATCTTTGTCCTCTGCATCATCCTTGGTATCTTTTTCTTCCTTCTCATCAGAATCAGACTTGTCTTCCTTCTCTTTGTCTCCCTTTAGATTTAATTTCTTTTTCAAGAAATCATCCCTAGCTTTTTTAACTTCGTCAGACAATTTTTCTTTTGCATCAGTGAACTTCTCATCTTCAAAATCATCCAATGCGTCTTTAACTTTTTCATCATCTACTGGCATAACTCTACCTCCTCACAATAATTTAAGTATTCACAAAGTATTTATATATTTTTTTAAGTTTTTCCAATTTTCTCAGTCTTTTTAATTTCTACTTCTGGTTCTGCCTTTCCTGGTTCTACTTCTGGTTCTTCTTTTGGTTTAGGTGCTTCTGGTTTTGGTTCTTCCTTTTTCTCTTCTTCACCACCAAATCCTCCGAAACCCCCACCACCCTCTTCTTCCTCTGGTCCTTCCTTGAATCCTAACTCAACATCTTTCTTAAGACCATCTGAGTTTTCCTTAATCTCTGTTTCATCCCACTTCAAGTATTTTTTCATCATATAATATTTTGACATCTCCTCATTTCCAGCCAAGGAGTTATAGTTATCAAATCTTTGAGCTAGAAAGTTTTGTGCCATTTGTTCTCTATAGTGGGAAGGCGAGACCATAACAACATTAAGTTTACTCTTTGTTACATTATAGTCTTCCTTCATACCTTTAAATTGAAGGTGGAGTAGAAACAAGTCACGAAACTCTTTACAGAATTGTATCTGTTGTTTCTCAAGAAACTTAGACCATTTGATTTCATCTCTTGATATCTCACCAACAGATGTACCACCAAATAGAACTTCTGCTTCTCTCTTCTCTTGTTGTGCCGTAACTCTACTCATAGGATACTTGAGAGCACGATATAGCTTTCTAGCGAAATAATAAACATCATCAAGTTCTGCAAACCCTGCTGGATTACCACCAACTGTATCAACATCAGACCCTCTACCGTCTGCTGATTGAGGTAACCAGAAGTTCTCAAGGATAGACATGACATTAGGTTCTTGTGTTAGTCTTCCTGTTTCTGGGTTATAGGTTTGTTTCTTATAGAACTTAGTCTTAATCTTCTCAACGAACTTAAGTGCTTTATCTTTTGGCATATTGCCTGTATCAATCTTGAAAACATATCTCTCAGGTGCTCTAACAATACGATAAATGATAAGAGAAGTCTCAAGTAGATTTAATTGATTATAGGGGATTCGGGCATTATCCAAATACCCAATGATATCCTTTCTATTGATACCATAAATACCACTTGCTATTAATCCTATCTGTTCTGGTTCGAATACGATTACCTTTTCATCTTTCTCCGCTTCAGCTTTGGAGATAGGCATCTTTGACCGTGTGGATAGATATTGATAGTAATTTAGAGTCTTACCTGTTTTTCTGTCATAGTCATAGTCCATTGTTAGGGTAGGCAATTTCTTTATATTCATGATGCCTTCCCCTGGTTTGTTTACTTGAATAATCCTCTCATAGTAACATCTTCCATCAATAAGGAAGGTTCTAAACATTTCTTGGATTTTATCACCAATCTCTATCCTATCATAGAACACTTTGTTAAATTCATCGTTAAGGTTCTTGACTATATTTTTGTTCTTTGATATATCCTTGTCGAGAATTTCAAGCTTTAGAACTTTCTTTGTTTCGTCTTCTTCCTGTGTAGACTCATTAACAGCATCTTCAAGTACATCTGCAACTTCTGGCATCTTTGACATTCTTCTATACTCTTCAATCTTTGCTACTTCATTGGCATAAGCTTTGTTAATATACTTATTGTAAAACAAATTAAATGACCCAAGTGAAGTTGACCCAAAGGCATCTGCCATTGCAAGGTCTCCTATACCTTCACCTTGTGTTGCTCTTAGGAAAGCATCTGATACACCGGACTTGCCTTTATTAGCAAATGCTGTGATTGCTTCTTCTAGTTGGTCATCTGATAATTGTGGTCTAGGTAAAAACCTGTCTAGTATTCCCATATCATTCCTCTTGATTATTTAGTAGGGCATTGTTTATTTCCAAGATAAGCCCCTTCATATTGTATACTGTAAGCTTATTGCCGAATTCTTGTTTGAAAAATTCATCTAAAATTGTTTGAATGTCAATCGCTACTTCATCTTTATACATATTATTCCTCCAATAACAGTTTTTCTTTTTCCTCTAGTTCTGCTTGTGCGGATTCATCTAGAGTGGGTTTAATTATTTTAATAGCTGTTTTTGCAACGTCCATGGGGTTATGTAGCCCAAGTTCTGCAAGTATCTTAAGTGCTATTACATTCTTAGTTTGACCAACTTCACTCTGAAGCATGAATGCTCTGTTGTGTATTGCTTCTACATTTTCAGCTATTACATTAATGGCACACTCTTCGAATGGATAAGCTTCGTCAGTTGCATCATTGAATCTTACCCCCTTTCTATAGAATACACATCGTATATCACAGGGGTCAAAACTTTTAAAGGGGCATCTCCCTCTTCCACTATTTTTACTTAACATTTTCCACACTCCCTTTCTAACGTGTTGTAGAAACATCCAAGCTTACATGACGGTAAAGCTGCACAGTCTCTACACATGTCTGATAGTTCTATTATTTTTTCAGTCTTTATGCCAGTTCCTTTTTGATTAATCATCTTAACAATATCAATCATCGACTTTGGTTTTCCATTGTTATCTAGAATAGAACCAATTTTTATTCGTGCTTGATTACAGTAATATAAATCAAAATTCCAATCTATTAAACCCATTCTTGTTTCGGCACAGCAACCATATTTTAATTTATGGAAACCCTGCATGTCATGTACAGCCAATTCGTTTATCATATCTTGAGTATAGAAACACATGGGGAAATAATGGTCAACATTAACAGGTATTTCTAATTCATCCATTCTGGGTATAATAGTAGTTGCTGCCTTCATCCACACTTTCCTGTATCTATTCAGAGTATCTTCATCGAATATGTTTACCTGACTGTCCGGTGAAATCACAGGAAGTATAAAGGGAAACATGTCTATATACTTAAGAGTTTTCTCTATCATTGCATCCACATCATCTAATGTAACTACCATATGGACAGCTAGTTGTTTGACATATTTTTGATACTCTGGAACCTTATCAATATTGAAAACATAACCATTTAGTATGTATAGTACCTTATCAGCAAAATGTGGTATCATAACAAGAGGATTAGATACTATTTCTTTCATCTTCAGACTATTGGTGTATATCTTGACTCGTCTAACATGTTTTGCTGCTTCATCCACAATGTCTGCAAATCTAGGATGTAATGTTGGTTCTCCCCCCATCATTCGAAAGTCTGATTTTCTGATATACCCTGAGTTCTTTTTTAGATACTCAATTAATATATCGGCATCTATAGTTCCACCACCACGAACATTAGCATTAAAACAGTGTGGACATGATGCATTACAGTTTTCGGTTATGATAAATCTCTGTGATAGTTGTATCATTTTTTCCTCACAAATTATAATCTTGTCTGTAATGTAAAGTTATGGCCCTTTGGTCTCCAAGAAGCAGTTGTTGCTCCTGGGTCAACATTACCACTAAGACTGACCCAAACTCTTTTAGTCCAACCATCTCTATTGAAAGCTTCATCATCATTTGCTTCACAGACAATACCACCTTTACTAGCATCGTGGCTAAAGTTCTGTGTAGTTATCCCATCAGCTTGCCAAGTGTTTCTTGTCCCTCCCTCATCATGCCACTGGTGATTATGCCATCCACCAACAGCACCAGCAGCATGTACGTGGGTTGGTTGTGTCCATGTGCTTAGAGGGTAAGGTTGTCCACCTGCTTGTCCTCCAGCATCAGTTCCCTTGGTTATATAAACAACATCATCATCAGCAATGAGAGTTTCTATTACATACCCACCAATTGTATCATTGCTATAAAAGAGAATTGATGCTCCTGTTGGTATAGAAGGGAAAGCTCCAAATTCTAGATTTCCAGATGCGTCTGCTGCCTGTACTTGTAATCCAGCAGCAGGAGAACCACCAGTCATTCTTAGGTTAACTGTTTCAGTTCTATTGCCTACAGTTAAGAATCTTGTTACGTCTAGGTCATTACCTACGCTTGCATCTACACCTACCGTTAAGTTACCTGTGATATCTGCATTGACACCAACTGATATACTTTGTAGGAATGATGCTAATGGTCCCTGAACCTCTAGATTTTGAAATACTCTTGAATCACCCTGTACATCAAGACCATCAGCAATATCTACATCATTCTGAAAGTTAACTTTCCCTGTAGTATCATCTATAGTTGCTGCAAGAGTACCATCTAATGCTCTTATGTTGTCCGTATTCAACGGACCTGCCATATCTATTCCATGAAATTCCATGTCATTACTCCACTGATATTAAATTTATTACGCTATATTTGAACACACCTGTAGCGAAATCGTCTACTCCAAAGGAACCCGACACCGTTACTGCTCGTAATTCGCTTTTGTTTTCTACATTATACAACACATTGTCATGTGATGTCAACCTAATTGTTATATCGCTACCAGTAATTGGGTCAGTATATGTAGTCCAATCCCTAACAACTAGGTCTTCGGTTAAGTCATCTATCCTATAGTTAACACCACTTACAGGTGTAATTAATGTAGAATTCCGTTTGAATCTGCATTTTAGTCTTGCAGCAGACCCTTCATTAACACTATCTGTTGAACTCGTTCCTTTTAATAATCCCATATTAATTCCTTATGAATCAAAATCGAAATCAATTTCATTTGCTACTATATCATATTCGATTTCGTTAATGTCAATATCCATGTCAATATCATTTGGTATGATGTGTTCAAATTCTATGCTCATTCTTCTTTAATTAGCAATGCTTCTGCAAGTGCTTTACCTAGCTTTTTATTTTTGAGTTTTCTTCTTTTCTTGTCTTCAGCTTCACCTGATAATGCTTCGCCTATTTTTGACCTCTTCTTCTTCCCTAATGCATGAACTGCTTTAGATGGGTCTAATCCATCTTTCATCCCCTGAAGTAATTCTTTTGTTATTAAAGAATCTGGTCTTGCAGCTAGAGATTCCCATGTAGTGCTTTTACCCATTCTATCTGCTGCTTTTTTCAAAAAGGCAATCTCTTTATTAGAAAGATTATACTTGGTTGCTTCGCCTATTTTTGACCTCTTTGGTTTACTTCCTTTCTTGATACAATGGTCACAACCTTTACCACCAGCATGACCACGTACCACTGTAATTTTACCACAATAATCACAATCTGTTACCCATTCTTTCTTTGCTTCTTCAACATCAACTTTACCTTGTCCAGCAGGTTTTATACATTTCTTTTTAATAGAACACCATTGCTCACCTTCAGGGCAAGGCTTTGTATCTTGCTCCTCTTCTCTAATTTCTTCAACCTCTATTTTAGGTATTTCTTCTTCTTCTACTAGTTTTGTACCTCTCATTGTTGCTTCAACTTGAATAGGTTGTTCTAGATGGGCTGAACCTGACCATGGCATCATGAATGTATCATTACCCACCACTTCTAATTTCATGACTGCTTGATATTTATTTGGGATGTCATTTATGATTTCACTCAGTGGTGGTAGT